AATTGAGCAGTTGTTGAAACATTTCTTACACGAAGTTCATTGTTAGCTGCACTGAGATATGTAACCTCACCTGTCGCGCCAGATACCATGCCTTGCACATAGGTGTTGCCTGTTGCAACGTTTCCTGTGGCTTGGTTTCCTGGAACGAATACACCCTTCATATAGGTTTCACCATGAACATTTTCACCAGTTCTAATAAATGCTCCTGTTAGGTTAGCAACAGTCAAGTAGTCCTTATCTTCATTCTTCATTATCAGTGTGCCAGTTTGACCAAGACCACCAAAATCAGCATAGTAGATGTTACATTTAACATCTTCCTCTTGAAGAGGTGTATAAGTCAAGTCATTGGCTGACGCAAATAACATACCACTGAAAGGCTGTTTTGAAACACGCTCGCCCGAAACAACATCATTTGCACCTAGTTCCGAAATCCAGATATTAGCCTCTGGGTTGTTCCCGCCTGGTTTCATGATAAAACAATATTGACGCCCATCCTGAATATGTACAGGAACATTGAAATAAATTGGTGTGACTGCAGTTCCATCTTCACTAACATTGATATCATTTGCTGGAACAATAGCACGACCATGCGGCACCATTCGTTTAATTGGATATCCTGTTAGTTGGTCAACTTCACGAATTTCTACAATTAAGGGAAGTGTTGGGTGTTTACTGGAAAAGAACAAATCAATCTTAGTTAAGAAAGCAGATGTTGAATTCACCTTTCCTTGTGTAAAAGTATTAACCAAGAAAGACTGCGAAAGCGGATCACCACCACCATCACCACCATCACCATCACCATCACCCCAATCCTGCCACAATACAGCAGGTGGTGGAGGAGGTGGCTGCGGAAGCTCGGTTCTAATCTGACCAGCTGCTGTTGTAGTTGTTTCTGTTACAGAGGATATAGTAGTTCTGTTCACTGTATCTGTGCTTAACTCAGCAACAGTTGTTCCGATTGTAGTTTCTTGAGTTGTTGTGATCAGACCATCAGCAGCATATGTTGCTTCAGCTGCACTTAGTGCCGCACCATTTCTGGGTTGGTCGCTTAAACGAAAGATCTTTTCACCAGTTCTAAAACGAAATTGTTCATTGTTCGGCAATCTAAAAATACCATATAGGACTCCGTTGGCATCTGTTACCAAACCGGACCCTTCATTTTTTGTATTTGCGTATGCAGAGTTTGTTTGAGTAACATATTCGCCCATGTTAACATCATCAAAGAATGCATAGAACCTAGAATTTGGTTTCAACGCCTGAGCAACAAATTTAATTTCTCTAGAACGCATAAATGGTTGAATATTAACATCTTTTACAACAGAACCAATAGATTGAGTTTGCTGTCCAAGTGTAACACTGAGTTGAGTTCCAATTGCCTGTGATGTAGTTGTCGTTACAAACTGCTGTTGTTCGAAAACATCTTGAACAAATGCTCCATTTTCTATACGCCCACCGTTCGTTATCTGAACAGGCGAACCTACAGCAACAGGCGCACCGACCGCAACAGTTTCCCAATCGCCCCATTGAGTACCCCAAGCGTCAGCAAGAACTTGCCAGTTATCTGAATTATTGTCCAAATTAATTTGAACCTCTGGAGCTTCAACTGTGTCGACCCAATAGTCATCATTTGGTGTTAGTGTTAATACACCTTGCCAATTGTAGAATTTGCCGGCAAGATTTCTCGTATTCGTTGCAAATCTTTGTCTTTGTACAAGAGTGTGTGTGTATGGCAAAGTCATAACGCGACCAGGAGTCGTTACCTGCACAGCTGTGACATTTGCAGTTTCACCACTCGTACCACCAGTCAGCGTTGCTCCGATTGGGAAGTTTCCTGTAGCATTTTCTACATACAACCTGCTCCCAGAGCCAGTTCCGTTTTGCCAACGAAGAGTGGCTGTACGAGTTCCGTCGGTGATCGTTTCACCATTAGAAAATGTTCCAGTGTTGACAGTAAGACGCTGATCTCTAGAAACTCCAGTGGTTGTTACGTTAGTGCGAACGATGTTTGAACTGTTTGCAGCATTATAGAACATCTCGATGTTATCGAGTTTGAACGGTGGGCGTGCTTCGCGTTTCGCAGGATCAATAGAAATCTTATAATCTTGGTCATATGGGTTTCCTACATTATGACCAGTAAACGCATCGACTAAGAAACCATTCTTGAATCGATCAATACCACTTCCGTCTTTGAGCTGCTGTTCTTTAGCCTGTTGTTCTAGAAGAGACAATGTTGTATAATATTCAAGACGATCAACACGATCCCTGATAGCTCCAATGTCCTTCATAGTGAACCGTTCATTCTTAATGGTTCTCAGACCATTAGCATAATCGGGTCTGCTGTTCCGTTTTGCGATTTCATCTGGAAGTGAAGGATATGTGTTTACATATACCTCAGCCAAAATTATCTTATCAGAAGGAGGTGGCGGGGTTTTAGGATTGTTAGATGGTATTCCTCGAACGCTATCAACAATCCCATCCTTATCCATTATAATCAGATCTGTGCGTTTTAAGTAATAACTCAAATCAGTTTGGAACAAACTATCTGCGGATGGAAAATCTAAACCACCAGCAGGTTCAACAAATGTCGTAGATGCTGCTGGGTTGTTTGATGCAGAACCAACCGAAGTTGTATCGGTTGCAGTATCAGCGATCCTTGGTCTAAAATCAATACAATCCCGAAGATTGAATGATTCGCCTGAAGTTTTTGATTTAAAAATAGGAACTTCATATGTTGCAATGTTTGCACCTGTTGGCGATGTATCATCTACAGGATATGATTGGAAGTTGAAGAAACCACGATCCCTATTAGAATGGCTGAAATAGTCTAGCTCAATAAGTAACCGATCACCGGAAGAAATAGTCAATGTGCTGCTATTCTTGAGTTCTAGTTTTCCGTGATCATAATAGTTATCACGCTGCCCAGAATCTAAGAAGAAGTCCGATGTTACATCGCTGCCTTCACTTGCAGTTGTGAAGTCTGATCCTGATTTTTTACGAACAGAAACGATTCTAACCACATCAGAAAGACCAAGGTTCCATGGTCCTGCCGTATCAGAAGCAATAGTTCGTTGAACATAACGCCCACGATTTATAGATTTGGTTGCCTCCTGAACATCGTTCTTTGCCATGCGAACGAAAGCAGTTGCCGTGATAGATGATGGGCTATTGAGAGTTTCCTGAATATCAAGATCAACTTGAGTTGTGGAAGCAACAGAAACTGTTCTGCTTGCTCCCTGCATACCAACACCACCCATGTCGATAACTTGACCCTGGAACAGTTTTTTGTGGAATGCATTTCCAGCACCAACCGAGTGACCAGTCCCAAGAACTTTAGCAGATGTCGTATTTGTAATTTCATTGATCACATAAGTGTCAGAACCTGTAGTTGAAATCACGTCGCCAACATTGAGCTGAGTCGCAAACGCAGTCCCCGAACCTGTAACAGTGTTTCCGGAAATCGTAATCGTTCCTGTCAGGTTGCTTGTGTTGGCAGATTCGTTTAGGACAACATAATAGTTATCACGTGCTACTGCATCAGAAAGTGTTCCGCTACCAGTGAAAGTTTCTGCGGCAACAGTTGAGTTTATTGTAGCTGTACCACTTGAGCTGAATGAAAAATCAAACTCTTTTTGGAAAGTGTAATTTATATCAATGGCGTCTGACGAGTCCCTAAGAGTTCTTATCGCCCTTGCTGGTAATCTGAACACTGCCCGATTAAATTCAGCATCGTTTAATGTTGCTGTGCCATAGACGCTTGCCTTTGCATCAGAAAAACCAGTATTAGCATTATAATGGATACTCTTAACATCAGCAAATGTTTTGGCGGTATCGGTTATCTTTATGTCTGTCAGATATATTCTGTATCGAGCGTCACTACTTCCTGGAATACCAGAAACATATTGCACATCACGAACACGTGCAGTGCCCATCGATGTACCAGAAGCAGCGGTTGTAGAAAATGTACCATTCGCAGTACTCTTATGTTGAGTTTCTCGGAGTGTTACAGTTTTTTGATTTACTGTGTCCCAGTTACCAACAACTTCGTGCGCATCAATATAGTTTCCATATGACGCATAGATTTGTGCATCATTGATTTCTTCATAGTCAATACCTTTATCAATTATAACACGTTGAGGAACATAAATTTCATTGTCATAACCTCTAACATATGCCTTTCCTGGCTGAATCTCAACAACCATCAATTCGTTGTTTCCAGATTGTTTAACGCCGTTGATTACTTGATTATCAATTGAAGAATTTAAGAATACACCTTGGTTGTTACCGACAACAAGATGTTCACGAATTCTAGGCTGCAGACCCTTGACTATATAATTTCCAGATTCGTCAAATGTTCGTTCAGCAAAATAATCTCTAATTGCACCATATTGTGGTTTAACAGATGATGCTTCAACACGTCCACCTGTGTATTGTACGAGCTCAACAAAATTATTTGATGCAATTTCATTTGGACCGATTTTAGTTAGAACCGCAGATAGTTTTAGACGATTGGCGCCTGGAGCTGTATAATTATATGCACCTTGAGCTGGATCTTGTAAAGTGCTATCATCTAGGTCTGTAACAATTGTTTCTACAATATTGTACCCAACGCGATATGTTGAATTAGATGGAACATATTTGTCTAAAATTAGTTTCTGTGCACCAACACGAATGAAATGGTCTTTTGCAAATAAAACTCCAGGACCTACAGAAAGCAACGTGCCTTGCCCAACTGAGTGGACATTCATCTGAACGTTTGCTGCATTTGTAGTGTTGGCAGTCCACTCTATAATTTCACCGACCGCCATTTGTTTTATGGTATTATTTCCAGATGTATAGTCTACATAAAGCGTCTTTAGATGAGGTGTGTTTGCTTCAGAACCATCATTAACAATTACAACATTTGCAGTCAGACGGTTGGTTGTTCCGCGAATGGTCTTATTTAATAGAGAATACACATTAGCAGCAACATTAGACAAACCACCGCTATCTCTAACCCTAATAAACTCTTGTTTTGATTTATGATTAATTTCTAAGCCACGGACTGCTGAACCTTCTTTGAAAATATGTGAACCAAACCGATCAATTTGATTTTGCAGCATCGACTGCATCTGTGTAAGCTCACGAGCCTGAACAGAATAACCTGGGCGAAACAAGATCCTATGAAAATTTTTCGATTCATCAAAATCGTCATAATACGGATCTACATTTAGATTCGTAACCAGACTATTTGTATTGGCTTCAGTTGCCATTCCGTGAACTCCTTATTATCTCTATTCTATATATTCTAGAATTGAGCGATAAATTGTAAACTTTCTATTTGTGCTGGGTCACGTGAAATCTTATCACGCTGTTCCCAGTATAACACATCACCAGTGAACTCTCTCACCGCTGGTCTAGCAAATGCAGACAACGTCGCAGTCACACCCGAATTTGCACCAGTGATTGTTGAATTGAGAGTATATGTCAAGCCTGTTCCTTTAGACTTAACATCAGTCAATCTTAATATACCTTCTGTGCCGGATGCATTTGTATTAGAAAACCGAACAACGTATCCTGTTGCATCTGCCGCAACACTACTTGTGATCAATTCATCTGCAGTAAAATCGCCAGAAACATTAGTCAGCGTCAACCTGAAACATTGATCAATGATACTTGCGTTTGCAGCTTGTCCATTCCTCAACAAAGGATTTGCAATAATACCAACAGATCTAAAATCATTATTTGTTGGCAGCGTATTACCTTCAGCCCCAGCAAGTTGTGCATTCAGAACAAGTTTCTTAGCATACAATTCTTTCCACGCTTCTTTCCCGTGCCCGCCAGGTGGCGATATAATTGCCTGAGCAGTTGCGCCAGAACCATATGAGCTGTTTGCTACTATAGCAACATTCGCTCTACCATAATTCAAACCTGCTGCAATTACATCTATCTTGCGAACCTGACCTCCAGCAGTATTAGAAACATATGCTTTTACAAGGTTTGTCGATGAAGCACCCGAGTCGCCTTTTACTACAACTCTTGGACTAATAACATATTGTGTTTGTGTATTTGCAATCGTTGCAGTTGTATATGCACCATTAACTGTCACAACCTTAGTAGAACCATCATATGCAATAATCCTACGGATTTCGCCCAAACCTTTGCCAGCTTTAAAATATATTGCAGAATCAACATAGAATGAATCGTTAGCAGCTGCTGTAGTTGCAATTGTTACGGAAGAACTGTTTGCTGCAACAACGTTTCCAGATTCTGCAAAATATCCACTGCCATTTGCTGTAACTTTGATATGGTTTATAGCACCATTCGCCGCAGCTGTTTGCACTAAAAACTGATTACTTCCGTCGTCGCTATCAATTTTTTTGACTGGAATAAATGCTGGACTTGCGAACCGTGCCTTATCTGCTGCAGATATAGAAAACATATATTTCCAACGATATCCATCGGAGGTAGAAATGATATCGGTGCTTGTTCCTGTTGGCTTTACTGTAGAGTTCGCTCCGCTATTATTATCTATGCATTTGTAAACATAATTATCGTCATTCTGAATAACATAGAAATTCTTAGTATCTAAATTATCAGTTCTATCATTGTATTCTTCATACAATCTATTCGTCACCCAATTATGGCGTGTAGTCAAAAATCTTTCATCAGATTCATTGACTCGTTTCATAGCAATCATCGATGGCCAAGGATCATATGCTGTTTCTGTTACACTATTTTTTGGTGTAGGTGCATTTCCCGTCGTATCATCCGCATGCGGAAGCGTCCTTCCGATGAACAAGTAATAAACATCGGGCGATGCTTCACCAATTGACTCATACAACTGCTTTGCGTTATGCAGTCTAAAATATTCTGAAACAACACCTGGCATAGAAAAATCCTATTATGCAGAAGCAGTATATGTTACGTTAATCGTGTCACCACTGGTAACAATTTTATCACCAACAGTGAATGCACCTACAGAATAAAGTGTACTCGAAGTTTCACTTTTGGTGTTATTATTGGCAACGAAAGCTCCACCAATCGTAGCAGTTGCGTTAATCGAAAATGCGACAACAGAAGCAGTCGCTTTACTTCCGCTCGAGGCTGCTGAAAAAGTAACAGCAGGACGAGTAGATTGGCTGTATCCAGTTTTTTCTACCCAGCCAGAGTGCGAAGCCATCGTATCGCCAGCAGCAACCGTTGGAGCAGAGTTAGCAAGACCCATGTACCAAGTTGTCTTACCAGCACCCTGAACTCCTGTGCCGAAGAAAACGTCAAGAAGAGCATTCTTTCCAACTGTTGTGACAAGGTTATCGATATCATCTTCCCACTTTACATTACCATCTGGTCCGATGCACGTGAATGTATAATAACCATGAGGATCAACCGTATCCCCAAGTGAACCACCACGAACAACTGAAGCATCAGTTGTATCAGTGATGTTAATTTTTTCTACAGTCATATTTACCTCCTAGATCGTAGAATATTTAAATTTCTATCGCTATTTATACTCTTACGACGCAGTGCTGTAAGAGAATCTTGCATTTGCTGTGACTGGCAAGAAGTCAGTGCGCAGCGTGAAGGCAGTATTCGAGAAGATCGTATTGACCGCGAATATTGCGCTTGGTGTACCAGTTGAAACTGGTACGAATATGAGATTGGTGCCTGGACCGCCAACCTGAATAGAGCCTGTGTTCGCTTTGAGTGTTCCTCCAGCGAAGGAAGCTGTAAGACCTGCATCTGGCGAGACGGCAGTAACAAGTCTTGGATTTCCATCGAGCGCCTCGATTGGAACAGATTGATATTGTTGAATCTGCTGACTTTGATACTCTAGTATGACATTGTTGGCATACTGAACTTGGACATAGTATTCGTCTTGTATAAAGTGCTCTGCAATTTGCTGTTCACTCGCAGATACAGATTCATTGATAGCAGGAGCAAAGTCGGTTTGCTGAACTTGAGATTCACTCGCAGATACAGATTCATTGATAGCAGGAGCAAAGTCGACTGTTACAACCTTAGAATCGGTTGCGCTTGTAGTTTCATTAAGAATACCACTTGCAAAAATAGTTGCATCAGTTGCATCAGAAGCACTTGCATTTTCTATCAGCTCACCGACAGCAACATTTACTGCATCGACAGCATCACCAGCACTTACTGCTTCACTCTGAGATATTGTAGCAAATACAGTGCCTTGTACGAACTCATCAGAAGCAGAGACAGATTCTTCTTCATCGACTGGAAATACCGAAGGCAACGTAAATATAGCAGTCGGTTGTAGATTAGCAGTGATAACAATATCAACCTGCCCAAACATTTTTGTTCCAGCAGGGTGAAGGATCTTTTCAACAATATTACGATATTGTTTGAGTCTCGTTGTTGCTCTCAAGACATATGAGTATTCCTGATAATAATAATTGTCTTGAAGTTTTTTATCCCAGCTTAAGAAACCCTTTGTATCGAAATACGAACCAGGATTCTGAATAACACCAGAAACAACAGCTTCACCAGAACCATCATAATGAGAAGCAGTTGTTGTTGTGACAGTTTTGCTATCTCGGTCTAATGTAGATGTATCATTATCCACTTGAGTTTTTTGATTCGTAAACGTAACGATTTCGCCCTTTTGGAAAGCTGAACCACCAGATGTAATTTGAATTACTGATGCTGTTCCGGGGGCAACGTTCGAAACCAAAATTGCATCATGACCACGTCTTGCACCACTGTAAGATTTACTCGGTTCACCCAAATCAAAAACTCGTTGATTCTTTATATTAAGTCCAGGCAAAGTCGTATAACCACTGCCAACATCATTTATCCTAATTTTCGATATAGCACCAAAAGTAATATTTTCAAATTTGAGTGCTTGAATTAGTGTATTAGCAACATTAGCAGTAGCAAATTGCGATGTCAGAGTCGCCGTGTTTGGTCCAGCCTGAAAGTTCGGACCCTGGTTCAGAGGCACCGTAGCAACAGGCAAAATAGTTTGAACTGCTAGATTTGCAGTTGAAGTGTTTGCAATTGCGGTGACAGATAAATCAAGACCAGTTCCCGGTGAGCCACTCACAGTAACTATGTTATTGGCGCCAACTTCATATCCCGAACCACCGTCAACGATTCTAGCAGTTACAGCTGTTCCGGTCGATGTAGCTCTAACCACACCTATGCTAGCGGCACCACTGGTTGTACCAGTTATATTAAGTATATCTCCAACATTATGAAAAGCACCACCATCCAAAATATCTATCTGAATCAAAGAGCCTGCTGAGGATAAAACTTCAGCAGAAGTTCCTTCAGTATCGGTTACAAAGTCACCGTCTACAAAATCGCCCTTGACATTATCAAGAGTCAAGACATACTGAACAACACCTTTGAGTTGAATACGATAAACCTCAAGAACTGTAGCTGTACCGCCGCTCGAGCTTGTTATTTCACGACCACCAAACTCGTCAATGTTTCCTGTAAATGGTGGACCAACAATTGCTGTAGTTGTTTTTATCCAACGACCGTCTGAGGCTCGGAGTATATCCTCGCCTGGATAATAAAATAGAACCTCATCATCAAACAAGGCTCTGAAAAGAGTTTCATAAGAATATTGAGATCCTCGTGACCGATAAAAATCTCTGATATATTTCGACAAAAGTTTCTTATCAGATTGTATGTTCTTGGGAATAGATGTCATGAATTCTTTACGGAACTCTTCGACAAAACTCTCAAGCGTTCTATCAATGTCGGTATAATTGGGTAAACTCCGAGCAGCATGAATCGGCATCGGACCATTAGCGGTCGATGCTTGTTCCATAAATTCGTAATATGCTTTGAGAAAATCAACAAAACGAGGACCATCCTCGCGCATGAACTCAGGAAACTGAGATTCTACAAGCGAGGAGATCTTTGTTACTGTGTCTTCTGCTCCGGAAATTGCCATATTTCTAGTACGATGTTATTGTTTGAACGCCAGTTTGATTCAGTGAAGCTGTGCTTCCGATAGTCGTTACCTCCAACCTTGATGCACGAAGATTTGAAATATCATCAACTACATCTACGATAGTATTTGAAATCAATAATATCTGATTTCTCACTGGAGAAATATTATATGAATCAACCTGAACAATAATACTTAGGTCATCACCAACATATGAATTTGGCAGGAAGTTGGTTATTTCAACCTTCCCTGTATTGTAATTTATAGTTCCTGCAGATGATTCGACATAAATTCGTTTGTTGTTTGCGTTATAATATATTCTGAGCTTCCCTTCACCGTCATCATCAAAATAACAATTTGCTCTTGTTTTATATGTAAATGCTGAACTGCTCACCGCATACTTATGTCCTGCATGCGGGTGATATATTGTACGATTGAACTGAATCGTGTATGTTTGTTTAGCATTGGTTCTTGGTTGTATCCTACGTTCTACTTCAACCTTTGCTTGAGAACCAACAATCGAAGGGTCGGCGTTATCTATTTCATCTAAGAACCGCGAAAGCCTAAAAGACCCCTCAAATGTATTAAGATTTGTGGTTTCATATGATGTAACTCTTGAACCAATTAAAGATGCAAGTTGAGCACCAGTTCTAGTTGTTTCATTTGGATCATACCGCACACTGATCGTTGGTCGGATATATAAGAAGGACGGGTCAACAAACTCAGCATCAATTGATTGGACATTATACTTGTTCAGAGTTTGTTTAATTCGTTCTTTTTCCGTTGCTGAAATAATATTACCAACCTTTGGCTTCGCGCATGCGTACACCTTACCATAAATTGGCGGATCATTTTGTTCGCCGCCCCAAACATTAACAGCACCGATGTTTGTAAACTCACGAAGAATGATTCGCTTATAATCTTCGACTGTAACAGCCCTGTTTTGGGTTTCATATGCACGAGGGGCATTATATCTAATTTGTTCTATTCCCTCTTCATAAGCACCGCCAGATGCTCTTTGTGCTATCGTGATACTGTAATCGGTTTCGCCCGAAATCGTTGCCGATGACGTAAAGTTGTTTGCACCATTGGGTCGGCTTCCGCTGCACACTCGATAATCGACTGTAACAATATCGTTGTTATCTGGCTTTTGTCCAATAACACCATCGCCAAATGTTATCTTATATTTCTTTTCTCTATCAGCCTCTACAAAAAATGCACGAGTTGTTGCCCCAACCGATTTAAGGTCGGATGCTCTTGTATATGTTTGTGCAACCCCACCCGACGTCACTTGAACAGAAATGCTTCTTGTATCGACTAGATCATTTGGTAGAATGAATGAAGTATTGGCTGCGGTATATACAAAATCGTGCTGAAGTGGAACACCTTCGACAATTTCTATATAATCCGCAAAACCATTGGTAGTGTTTGCATTAATAGTATATGTTGTTGGCGTGACAAACTCATATGAAACACCATTAACAGAAGCTGAAAATTTTGTATTCTTTTGAATAGTCAAAGTTGGGCTGACTTCAGTTGCAACTGCTGTGTTAAATGTAATCTTGACATTGGCGGTCGCTCCATACGCCGAACGAGGGAGATATCCTATTTCCTTCGCACGGGAGGCGACACTTTCGTATAGCTGCGCAGTATCAAGAAATGACTCGTTGAGTGCCATATTTGTGTACATGGCGTTATAGTATGTGTTGTAAGCAAGAAGATCCAGCAAAGTTCCGATCGCAGAATCTTCATAATTCATATCAGCAAAATCTGGTTTCGCCTGAATAAATGTCTGAAGGTTTGATCTGATTGATGGAAAATCTAGACCAGTTACGGATATTGCTGTATTGGCTGGCATTAGCGAACTCTTTCTAGGATAAGCGTGGTTTCTACAGGCTCAGTTGCATTTATCGGTCTATACACAATATTGACGCGGAGGGAGTTACGATCATTGTCTGCTATAGCGGTAACATCTAGAAGTTGTGCTCTTGTAATATAAGTAGAAAATGCAAACTCTATATCAGTTTCAACTTCAGATTCAGTCGTAGCCTCTATCAAATCAAAAAGACGTCGCCTTATATCACAACCAAAGTCTGGGCGATACACTCGTTCAAATTTGTTTGTAAGAACGAGGTTCTTCACACCTTGCTTGACCGCATCATTATTCTTCTTCAACAACAGTTTACCAGTTACAGGATGAGATCTGAAACTCAAATCAAAATCTTTGTATTGGATTGTTTTTGTAGCAACTGGCATTTGTTTTTTCTCCTTGATGCTATTTATTCAAAAAAGTCCATTTACATTTGATTTGTTTTACATTATAATGAGTAATGTCACGAGGGGTCATATTATATACTATAGATCACCTACAAACACATTCAATGACCCAGCTGCAGTCTGAGTATTAACATGATCTTCATCATCTTCAGCAGCAGAATCTGGTGTATTATTCACAACAGCTATTCCTTCAGCAAATACATTTTTCGAACCAGCTATCAATGCACCAGCACCATGACTATTTTCATCTCCATTCACAGAAACAAGTTTTCCGTTTGCAAAAACAGTAGATTGTCCAGTGACGATTGTAGTTGCGCCACAAGCACGAGCATCTTCATTTCTATGTATAGCTGGCATCAGGTCTGAATTCCACCAGGTAGATTGAAACCAAATATCTTCGATGCTCTTACACGAGCTGCTTCCTGTTCCTCTGGTGTTCCAGTGACAACAGGAACTGTACCTTCAGCATCTGCCTCAGCCGCTGCAAGTCTTCGCCCTTCGGCATCAGATTCTGCTTCCCTTCTTGCTTTCTCTTCATCTGAAATTGGTTCGCGTAACTGTTTTTCCACAGCATCTGCTTCAGCAGAAAGTTTCTGAACATCGATATTTCCCATTGTTCCAGACAACAGATTTCCTAGACTGTTCTTTTCATTTAGTATAGAGTCCATAAATCCTGTAGATCCAGTTGCAGGCAAACCAGCGAATGGTGTTCCCTTTCTAGGAACTAATGTAGTTGCTTTGCTATCTGGTTTCGGATTTTCTACAAACTTACGGAAAGTATCTCCGATTTGTTTGAATTGATTTTTTTGAATAAACTTGGTCGCCTCTACATTTCTAGTTACATCTTGGATTTTCGTTTTGCTAGTTTTAGAAATTGCTTTCAGATCATCAACAGCAGCACTACTAATCATCTTTGCTAATGGAGCGAATACTGGCTTTACAATCGCTGGTGGCTCTGGTGGTGGTTCTAGTTTTTCAGGATCTTTTTCTGGAACCTTTTTGGGTTGAGCAAGCTCTTGCTC